ACATGGAAGTAGAAGAGCCGACCGAAATTACAGGCGCAATTCTTACAGAAAACATGAGAATGCTTTCAACTGAAAACGAAGGTGTAATTCTTACAGAAAGCGCACAGCGTGCAATCGGCGACGAAAGCAGCAAAAAAATATCTGAACTTCCAGCTGCTTCAAGCGTAGAAGATGACGACCTTGTTCCCGTTGTTCAAGACAGAGTTACAAAGTCGGTTCCTGCTTCTGCACTCAAAGGACAAAAAGGCGACAAGGGTGACAAAGGCGACAAGGGTGATACAGGTGATACCGGCCCACAAGGCCCACAAGGTATAAAGGGCGACCAAGGTATACAAGGAATACCGGGGCCACAGGGCGAACAGGGCGAGACTGGAGCCACCGGCTCTAAAGGAGACAAGGGCGATAAAGGCGACAAAGGAGACAAAGGTGATCCGTTTGAGTTTGAAGATTTAACCGCTGCGGAAATCGCGCAGCTTAAATCGGACGCGCTCACAACCTATTATAAAAAAGAAACCGGCTCTGCAAACGTAACCGCAGGAACAACGGCCGTTACAATTCCAGTTACATATCGACATGGCGTAGACGTTCTTTACGTGCACAACGGCGGAATCTATCTGCATGAAGGAAGCGACTATACAGTAAGCGGAAGCACCTTAACACTCGCAAGTGCATTCGATACAGACGCGGTTCTTGAATTTGCAGTAATGCGCTGCGCGAATATCGCGAGCGCTGATTATTCGCTTCTTAAAGGCGATAAAGGTGATACCGGAGCAACAGGGCCTCAAGGCCCTAAAGGTGATAAAGGTGATAAAGGTGATAAAGGCGATAAAGGTGACGCAGGATCTGCACTTAATGCTTATCCAGTCGGTTCAATCTATATGAGCACAAATTCAACTTCACCAGCAACACTTTTCGGCGGAACATGGCAAAGGCTTCCTGACGGAGTATTCTTGAGGAACGGCGGAGGAAACGCGGGAACAATCGGTGCGGTGCAGGAAGAAGGATTACCAAACATTGAAGGTAAATTTGAAAGCAGACGCCTTAAAGGTAATTATGCTGATGTGTTTGGTGCGAGCGGAGCCTTTAATATAACTTCAGGCAGCTCAGTTAATGATAATAGGAATAACGGAACTGCCGACTATAATAGAGATGTTACAAACTTTAACGCTAAGGACGGTAACTCAACCGTTCCAGATGGTGCTTCCGATTCTAATAAACGTATTTATGGAAACAGCGAGCACGTAACTCCAGTAAACATTGCAGTTTATATGTGGAAACGAACTGCATAGAAATATTAGTGAGGTGAAATATGGCTTTTCAATGTGGATTTTTTAATTCTGAAAACGGCGACAGAAAATATAACGCAGAGCAAATGAACAACCCTTATAAACGGATTGTTTCAAACGGAGTTTTTGCGCAGCCGAACGGCACACCGTCAACCGACTTTCAGGTACAGGCTAACGGCGATATGACCGTGACCGTTAAAGAGGGCCGCGGCATTTTTGCAGATAAGTGGGCCTTTATGGACGCTGATATGAACATGACCGTTCCAATGGCTCACGTATCACTTACCCGCATAGATTCAATAATTGTGCGGATTGACAATTCTCCAAGCGTCAGAGCTGGCTCTATTGTCTATCGTTCAGGCACTCCGGCCGAAAGCCCTGCAGCACCAGAGCTTGAAAATACAGGCGACGTTACAGAATATAGGCTCGGAAATATAACCGTTGCAGCAAACGCAAGCTCAATTACTCAGGCAAATATTACAGATACAAGACCGGGTTCTGAATGCGGCTTTATTCATAACTTGTTATGGGATAGCGATATAAGCGCAACTTATGCACAGTGGCAGGCACAGTTTGACGAGTGGTTTTTAACACTTCGACAAACACTTGCAACTGCAACAATTATTTCAAGTTTTACTTCACACTATACAGCGGAAGAAGACGACGAGACCGTTATTCCTATTGGTATTCAAAGATTTAATCGCGTGCTCGATATTCTGCAGGTTTATATAAACGGTTTATTCTTGACCGAAGGTGTAGATTACACAATTACAAACGACACAGAAATTACTTTAACTCTTGGAATTGACGCCGGAACAGAAGTTTCTTTTGTAGTTTATAAATCCGTTGACGGCTCGGAAGCTGAAAGCGTTGTGCGCTATGTTGATATGCTGCTGGAATTGTCGCCGGTTGCCGATAACGGCGGCGTTGAAATTTCAGTTCCTGCAACCGGGGACGTTCTGCAGTCGTTTGTTAGTGCTGGGCAGGGATTACATACAATGTATTCAGCTTATGGAGCAACAAACGCACCGAAGCAGGGCGCATTCCGTTACTTTGGCCACATGACCGCTGCCAACTACGGCTGGATTGTTGCGTTCATGGCTAACGGTTCAATTTTCACAAATTACATTGATAACGGTGTGTGGCAGGGCTGGCGCACGGTTTATGATGACGTGCCGGACGCGCTTTATTATTCTGCTACAGGCGTATTCCCGAATGACGGCGTGACAATAACACCAAGTAAACCGTTAAGCGAATGTCGCAACGGCTGGGTTTTGGAGTTTTCCGGCTATAACGACACCAACAGTGAACCTCGCGACGTATACGCGCAGACAGTCCACATTCCGAAGCGCTCATATAAAAACGCAAACTGGAACGGCGAGGGCTTTTCTATGCCGCTGGTTTATGTTTACGACAATGCGACCGATATTGCGTCATTCTGCTTCAAGAATTTCAGCTTGTACAATGACCGCATTGTAAGTGGAACGCTGAACGCAACAGGCAAGCAGCGCAACATGGTGCTCCGTGCAATTTATGAATATTAAGAGAAGACAAAATGAACGAAGAAACAATCAATTTCCGACTTGACCAGATAGAGAAGAAACTAGACACCATGACTGATATTTTGCTCCAGACACAGGCGCAGGAAATCCGGCTTTCTAATGCTGAAGCCGCAATCCGCGACTTGAAGGAAACAAAAGACAAAAACACTGACCGCTGGCTCAATCCGCTTATTGCTGCCCTTGTGTCGGGAATTGTGTCGGGAATTGTGGCGTTCATTTTTGCCAAGGTAGGTTTGAAATGATTAAACAAAATGATCCAAGACTTAATCCCGTAATTCAAAAAATCGGGTGCTTTGTGCGCTCGTGCGGTGCGGTTGCTGAATTGAAATCAGGCAAAGAGCTCTCATATCGTCAAATAAACGAATTGTGGGACTGGGCAAAGAAAAGCGGCAATGTTGACTATAAAAACGAAGTGAAGCATTCTGCGCCTATAATAACAAAGGCTTGCGAAATGCTGGGCTTCAAAGGTCGATTTTTTGAAATCGCAACTTTCAAAAATGGAAAAATGGATTACTACGCTTCAGTCGGCGAAGGTATGCGCAAGGCTGAAAAATGGTATATCCAAAAAATAAAAACTAATGGAACAGAAGGCACTCACTTCCGCGTAATAGATTATAAAGGCGACGTGTTATTTGATCCGTATGAGCCGGACGTAACACCAGCCGGAGTATTTTATTCACTTGTCTATGCCTTCAAGGAGTTGTAATTGGAAGAGCAGGAAGAAAAAAAAGAGGAAAAAGGCTTAAAACCTAAGTCAACATCTTTTATCGGTCAGATTGTGGCCGCATTATGGATTATGGGATTCGGGGCATTTTTTATTATAAAAAATGTGTCAACAATCAAAGCAACAGACATTATTTTATTCGGGTTCGCGGTGGCAGCCTGCTTTACTCCGATTTACTTTTCTATCGTCATGGATAAAATTAAGGAGATTAAATGGAACTCGTAATAGGACTTGCGATTTTTGGATTTGTTCTGGCGCTGCTTCTTTTTCTTAGTATAAAAAAGAATTGTCAGCTAGAGCAGAAATTAAAGAAGGACAAAAAAAATGAAAAGATTGACCAAGAGACAGTGGGGAAAATTGAAAGCATCCATACTGGTAATGATATTAACGATTTCAACAATTCCGTTACTATCGTGCACGAGCTTGCACAAAAAAGAAAATAATTATATCTGGCTTCCGGTTCCCGATCCAATACAAAACGGGGAGTCGGTTATTAAGTACGACCCGGACAACGACGTTGTTACAATGCCGATGTGGTACTGGCGGAAATTAGCTGCATATATAACGGTTACGGAAGCAAATATCGAAAAAATGCAAAAATAAAAAAAGGCCCTAAAACGGGCCTTTTTTTATTCGATTGATATAAATCACCAACTAAGCCGTTTGAACGCGCTAGGCGCAATCCTAGGCGCGTTTTCAGGGTATTTTTAAGCATAATACAAATACTAAAACTATAAAACTTTGAAAGGATTGATTTTATTGCGGAAAATTACACCTTTAATTTTTGCAACAGTGATTTTATTTTCTGCCACACCTGCAGGAGCGCAAAGCTGCAACGTGCAGAAGGGCGACTCTATGTGGAAAATCGCCAAGGAATACAACGTTATTTTTTCAGAGCTTCTACGGCTGAACCGACATTTCAAAAATCAAAACTTGATACACCCACGTGACCGCGTGGAGCTGCCGGACGGATCCACAGGCGCTTCCAGCGGTAAGGCCAACACTCAAGGCACCGACGCCCGGACGGACGACACTGCAGACAAAGACGCAAGCGTTCAGGCGCAGGCCGTGCTCAATCTTGTAAATCAGGAACGGAGCAAGGCGGGTCTTAGTGCGCTATCTCTGGACAAGCGTCTGAATACTGCAGCGCAGAAAAAAGCGGAAGATATGAGAGATAAAAATTACTTTAATCACAACTCGCCGACATACGGCTCACCGTTCGACCTTATGAGGTCGGAAGGTATAAACTACAGCACTGCCGGAGAAAACATTGCAGCAGGCCAACAAAGCGCCGAGGCGGTCATGGAAAGCTGGATGAATTCAAGCGGACACCGGGCTAATATTTTGAATAAAAATTATAAATATCTGGGAGTGGGATTTTGCACCGGCGGAAGTTATGGTACATATTGGGTGCAAGAATTCACCGGATAACGCATATAATAAAATGTGTCATGTGTTACACCCTCCGAAGAAGAATGCCGTCCTGCTGCTGGGGCGGTGTTTTTTATTGCGGACAAAAAAGAACCCGGCGAGCAATGACACTCAACCGGGCGGAGCGTAACCTTTCAGTTACAGAAGATGATACCTGAATTATACAAGAAGCTACGCATTTTGTCAAAAGCTACGCATTTTTCAAAAATGCGTAACGCTTATAATTCTTTGTATTATATAGAGTTATAAAGTTAAGCTACGCATTACAGATACTTTCAACTTCTTTAGATTTTGAGGATAAAAAATCAAATAAAAAATTAAAAAATTTTTTCTTAAAATATAAAAATATATAATATATAAATGCGTAATGCGTAGCTTTAAAGTGCTAAGTCTTTATTATATATAGATTTAGACGTGTTACGCATTTTCTGGAATGCGTAGCTTTTTTTATAAAAAAATTGTCAATTAATAGTTGACAAATATTTCCAGAAGGTATATATTATAAACATAGGGCAGCGGACACGCTGCCGAGTTCACTTCGCTCGGATCAAATATCGTTAATTACTGCACCTGCTAAAATAAAAAACGCTCACCCTTACGGGTGGGCGTTTTCTTTGCTTGTACAGCAGCCATTTATTATCGCGTTATTTTATACCTTGCCCTTTATGATTCCAGTAAGCACCACCGCCTTTCCCTATGTTATATCTTGTTTGACCTTGTGAAAGGTGTCGTACAAGATATAACCTTACTTAAAAAAAATATCCATTTCGAGTTTTTCCCCGTCGTACTCATAGTCTATGCGTGATATAACGCTTTTAAGCAGTCGGTTTTTCTTCGCAATATTTATCTCCGGGTCGTTCAGGCTTTGGATCACCTGCGCGAATGTGGCCGACTTTAGTTTAATTTCGTGCTGGGTCGGTTCTTCCAATGCTTCCAGCGTGGCGCCGATTTTTTCAAGCTGCTCGTCAACAATTCCTTTACGCTCTAAGAAGTCGGCGCGGGTATAGGATCCTTCTTCCATAAGGTCAAAAATATTCGCGCGTTTTCTTTTCAGCTTTTCAATTTCAGCTTCAAGCGTTTTTCTTTGCTGGCGGTATTTTTCCGCTTCCCCGTCCTGATTAAAATTCTTTATTTCAAACTCCAGCGCTGCGGCCCTGATTATGTTCAAGTCAATTTGTTTTTGATTTTCAATTCCTGCAAGCCAGTCCAGCGACACTTCAAGTTCCTTTGCGATTATGACCAGCTTGTCGATTGGTGGCAGGTTGTTCCCGCGTTCGTATTCCCCGAAGGCGGCCCTGCTGATGTTTAGCAATTCTGCAAGGTCGCTTTGTGTTTTGGCTTTTTCATTCCGTGCTTCTTTAAGTCGTTCCGCGATAATTTTAATGTGAATTTCCCCTTTTTTTGTCAATTTTCTCTTGACATTTTTTTACACCCGCATTATCTTTACAAATAGCAATTAGGAGTTGCTTGCTATTAACAATAGCACAATCCATAATTGCAATCAAGGAAAAGGAGGTAAGTCTTTTGATTGATTTATTAGCGAAGCGAGAGGTGGCGGGAATGTCGCAGGAAGAATTAGGCCGGAAGATAGGAATATCACGACAAGCTGTGTCAATGCTGGAGAGCGGTAAAAACACTCCAAGAATAACTACAGCAAAAAAACTCGGCGAAATTCTAAACTTTGACTGGACGGAGCTTTTCAATGACAAAGTGCACAATTAGGACGCATGGGGAATTGAACTGCGTATTGTTGGAGCGAGCCTGCCGCGTATACTTGCAGGACAGAATAGTGCAGAAGGTGATTTATGAAAAAATACAGAGTAACTTACAACAAGCCCGACACAATTAATTGTCATTTTGATGTCGAGGCAGAAAACGGACGCGAGGTCGTTACTATTTTTCAAATTGAAAATCCAAATGTAGAAGTAATTAAAGTTGAGGAACTGCCAGATGATTAAGTTCTACGACTTCCAGCGCGACATTTTGACCGGCTCGGCAAAGCAGAACAAGGTTGCATATTATCTTGATATGGGTCTTGGTAAAACTTTTGTTGGAGCAGAAAAGGCCGTGCAGCTGGGGAAGCTGGTGCTTTGCGTCTGCCAGAAGTCAAAGGTTGACGGCGAGGACGGCTGGGTTAATCATTTTTTAAATAATTATGACGTTTGCCCATTCGATTTGACAAACAAGTGTGACTATGAATGGTTTTTCGGTAGAGCGTGGAAAGGTGTTTATGCTGAACCGCAGAAAATCATTATCGGCGTTATCAACTACGACATTCTGTACAGGCGGCCCGAATTAACGCAGTTGTCAAACTTTACTTTACTACTTGATGAATCATCGCTTATTACCAACGAGAACGCGAAGCGGTCAAAGTTCATTCTGAACAAGCTGAACCCTGAAAACATTATCCTGCTTTCAGGAACACCTACGAACGGAAAGTATGAGCAGTTATGGAGCCAGCTTCACTTGTTAGGTTGGAAAATCAGCAAGGAGCTTTACTGGAAGCAGTACGTTGACGTTGAGTATATCAACAACGGCGAAGGCTTCCCGGTCAAAGTAATTAAGGGTTATAAAAATGTTGAACGCCTGAAAGCTAAAATGCGCGAGTACGGATGTTATTTCTTGAAAACGGAAGAGGTGTTTGAATTGCCGGAGCAGGTTTTTGAGCCGGTCTACATCAAGAAGCCGAAACTTTACGACAAGTTTTTACGCGACAAGATTGTAACAGTCGAGGGCCGGGAGCTTGTGGGCGACACCACACTTACAAAGGCGCTTTATGCGCGTATGATCTGCGGTTCGTATTCAGAAGGAAAGCTGGAACGCCTGCAGGAGCTTCTTGAGTCCAGCGACGAGCGGTTTATTGTGTTTTACAACTTTAATGAAGAATTGCGCAAGATTGAAGACTTGTGCATAAAACTTGACAAACCGGTTTCAATCGTAAACGGGCAGACGAAGGATTTGTCCTGCTATGAAGAATTTAACAATGCGGTGACGCTGGTGCAGTATCAGGCGGGAGCAATGGGCTTGAACCTGCAGAAGGCAAACCGCTTGATTTATTTCACGCTACCGTGGGGGCTGGGTTCCTGCGGGCTTTGGGAACAGAGCAAGAAACGGATCCACCGAATAGGGCAGGAAAAAACGTGTTTTTATTACACGCTTTTATGCCGGGACACGCTGGAAATATCAAACCTTGCTGCATTGCAGCAGGGAAAAGAACTGACGGACGAATTGTTTAAGGAGTTATAAGTGAGTAAAAGTTTAGAAAAGTTCATGGGTGTAATGAAACACCACACGAGCGTAATTGAAGCACGACTTCAAACAGAGGAGAGCGGCAACAAAATCGCTTTTATGCAGGGCCAGTGCGTGGAACGACAAGGAGCGGAAATAGATCTGCACTGCAAAGGACTACAGGAACCTTGTGGAGTGGGAGACCTACGCGCTTGATATTGAAGAGCTTCTGGATTCAGTCAAGAAGCCACTCAACGCCGAAGTTGAAAAAAGAAAAGACTGGCTTTTTTATAAAGGCGAAAAAGGGCGCGACCTGCACTGGACGAAGGGCTGGTGGTGTATGTTCAGCGCGTTCAGCGACTGGTGCGCACTGATTCATGAAGCCTACGCAATCGCAAAGAAAGACTATGATAATTCTTTGAAATTTGACGAGGAGGTTTGATATGAGTGCATAGTGCAATGTTATGGCAGGGAATAGCAGAAGCCGCATTAAACTATATTGTGGTGAGTACGATTTCCGGGGCGAACCAAAAACAAACCGTAACCGATATGAAAACGGATTTACGGACAACGAAAGAGGACATCATGGCCGAACTTAAAACGAGCCGTGAATTATTAAGCAACATTCAAAAGGAGCAAACGAATGGCAGAACAGAAGAATGAATTGGTGGAGTTCGAGCAGTCGCAGCTTGTAGTGTTCAAGGCACTTGCCGAATTCAAAAAGGCTCGCGATAAAATGGACGAGCAGGAAAAGAAAATCAAGGCAGACCTTGAAAAAGCAATGCTGGCTTATGGAATAAAATCATTTTCAAATGATTTTGTTACTTTGTCTTATGTGGACGCTTCCAGCAGCGAGACAATCGACTTGAAAGCCTTTAAGGAAAAAGAGCCGAAGCTCTACGACGAACTGCTGGGTGACTATAAAAAAGTCACAAATAAAAAAGCGTATGTGAGAATTGTGGTGAAGTAATGGCAGGCGAGAAAAACTTTGAAAATAAAATTAAAAAGTTCCTGAAAGACCGCGAGTGCTGGTACGTCAAATATTTTGCGAACCGGAACACGCGAGCCGGAGTTCCTGACATTCTGGCCTGCATAAACGGGCACTTTGTGGCAATCGAGGTCAAGGCAGAGAACGGAAAGCCGACCGAGCTGCAGAAGTGGAACGTGGAGCAGATAAAAAGAAGCGGGGGTATTGCGCTGATTCTTTATCCTGCGGACTGGGAGCGGTTCGTTGAATTAATCAATCAGCTGCAAGGGAGGTGATGAAATGCAAGTGAGCCATTCAAGAATTGAAACGTTCAAGCAGTGCTCCTGGAAGTATAAGCTCCGTTATATTGACGAGCTGGAGACCTATTTCAACGGCGACCCTGCAAATCCGCTTATTGTGGGAACTGCCCTGCACACCGGAATTGAAAAAGACGTAAAAACCGCCATTGCTGAATACTACGCAAATTATCCGGTGATTACGGATCAGAACGTCGAGGAAGCAATTAAACTTGAGGCCGTGATTCCAAAGTGTAAGGCGGTGCTTCCAGCTGGGGAGTATGAGCGTAAAATTGAATGCCCGGAGTTTATCGGTTTTATAGATTTACTGGTGCCGGTCGCACCGGGCGTCTATGACCTTTACGACTTCAAGTATTCAAACAACGTGAAAAACTACCTGCAGAGCGGGCAGCTTCACGAGTACAAGTATTATTTTGAACGGACGACGGGCGAAAAAATCCGCGACCTTTATTTTATGTTTGCGCCGAAAGTCGCAATCAGAATGAAGAAGGACGAAACGCCGGAAACGTTCAGGATGAGGCTTAGGCAGGAACTTGCGGACAAAGAACCGCAGCTTGTCAAAGTAGATTATGACGTAGAAAAAGTTAGAGAATTTCTACGAAGCGCGAAGGAGTGCCGGAGCGCTACTAAATTTGAAAAATCACCGAGCCGCTTGTGCGACTGGTGTGATTATAAAGACTTATGTCAAAAAGGAGATGACCTTATGGTATTACCAAAGAACGAGCGTAAGGCTAACAGCCGCGCACAGTACAAGAAGATCTGGATTTATGGTTTGCCTTTCAGTGGAAAGACATATCTTGCAAACAAGTTCCCGAACGTGCTCATGTTGAACACCGACGGAAACGTGAAATACATAGACGCGCCATGCGTATCCATCAGGGACGAAGTAACGGTTGAGGGGAGAATTACAAAGCGCAAGTTTGCGTGGGATATTTTTAAGGAGACAATTGCAGAGCTGGAAAAGAAGCAAAACGACTTTGAAACTATCGTTGTCGACCTGCTGGAGGACACTTACGAGCACTGCCGCCTTTGGTGTTATGATCACTTAGGAATTGAACACGAAAGCGACAACAGCTTCAAGGCTTGGGATTTTGTGCGCACCGAGTTTTTAAGCACCGTTAAAAAATTTATGAACCTTGATTATAATATCGTGTTGATTTCGCACGAGGATAGCAGCAAGGACGTGACCAAAAAATCCGGCGACAAGATAACCGCAATTAAACCAAACGTAAACGATAAGGTGGCTTTAAAAGTTGCCGGAATGGTGGACATTGTCGGCCGCGTAATCAACGACGACGGCGAGCGCACAATCAGTTTCAAAACAAACGAGGTTATATTCGGCGGCGGAAGATTGAGCCTCAAAGCTCTTGAAATTCCTTGCGAATATAAAGACTTAGTTTCTGTATATGAGGGAGTGTCAACCGTGGAGGAACCTAAACGCAGACCGAAGCCGGCACCAAAGACAGACGAGCCGAAACTTAACGAACAGGGCTACCCTGCTGACTGGGACGACGTGAAGGAAGAGGAAACGAAGGCTGAAATGAATGAAGCTGTTGAAAACCTTAAACCTGCACGGGTTTCTAAAACAACTAAAGCTGACGCTGAACGCGCCGGATATGGCGACGTTGAGACCGCCGACAGCAAACCTACAACACCAAGACGCACAAGACGCGTGCGCGGTGAATAAAATAAATTAAGGAGATAACTATGGATTTTTCAAAGTTCAACAAGGCAGTAGACCTTGAAGCGCTCAAGCACGACATTCAGGAAGCCGAGGAAAACGGCGGATCAAGTAACTTTAAAGAAGTTCCCGTTGGAACCTACGAAGTCAAAATTGAAAAAATGGAACTGAAAGAAAGCAAGAAGGGTGACCCTATGCTTTCCGTATGGTTCAAGATTCTGAACGGTGAATGGGAGAATTCCCGCATATTCATGAATCAGGTTATTACTCAGGGATTCCAGATTCATATCTGCAACAGTTTCCTGCGCTCACTTGACACCGGTCTTGATATTGTCTTTGACGATTTTGAGCAGTATGCCAACCTTGTTATGGACGTACACGAGAAAGTTGACGCGCAGCAGCTTGAGTTTGCGCTGGATTACGGCAAGACTAACAAAGGTTTCAGCACTTTTGAAATTACAGAAGTTTTTGAAACTAACTAGAAAGGATTGATTAATTGTGGCTGTAAAAAAATACAGCATTAAAAAATCCGGCGACGCAAGGCTTTCTGGGAACTTCCGCGTGAAAGAGTTTGCGTCGCATGACGGAGCGGACACCGTGTATATTGACGACGACTTAGTTTATCTTTTGCAGGGCGTCCGCAATCATTTTCGCCGTCCGGTCGTAATAACAAGCGGTTACCGGACGGCGGCATACAACAAGGCAATAGGCGGAAGCGCCAGCAGTAACCACACGAAGGGGCTTGCTGCAGACATTCAGGTCAAAGGTGTGCACCCGGTTATTGTCGCGATGTATGCGGAAGAATTACGCGCCGGGGGAATAGGGCTTTATGCTTATTCTGACGGCGGGTTCTGCCATATAGACACGCGGGCGACAAAGTACAGGTGGCTTTGCATAATCCGAGGCGGAAAAAATGAACAGGTATCGCGTCAGCTTCCAACCTTAAAAATTGGCGGAAGTTCTAACACGTTCAATTCTGTTTCACTTTTACAGCGGACGCTTGGAGTTTCACAAAGTGGAACATTCGGCAATGCAACCGAAGCGGCAGTTAAAAATTATCAAAGTTTTAACGGCTTGAAAGTTGACGGCATAGTTGGAAAGAATACTTGGACTAAATTATTCGGAGGTTAAAAAAATGAGCGATTTTAGAATCGTACAAATGGACACGGAAAAATTAAAACCTTATGAAAATAATCCGCGCTTCAACGACAAAGCGGTTGACGCGGTTGCAAAAAGCATTGAAAGTTTCGGCTTTAAAGTTCCTATCGTTATTGATAAAAATAATGTAATTGTTGCTGGGCATACCCGATTAAAGGCAGCGCAAAAATTAAACCTTGCGCAAGTTCCCGTTATTGTTGCGGACGACCTAACGCCGGAGCAGGTCAAGGCGTTCCGCCTTGCAGATAACAAAGTAGGAGAACTTGCAGAATGGGATTTTGCAAAATTAGAGCAAGAATTGAAGTCGCTTGAAATGGATATGAGCGGGTTTGATTTTGACATGAAAGAATTATCGCGCGAGTTTGATAAAAACAAAGAAGTTATTGAAGATGACTTTGATGTGAACGCTGAACTTGCAAAAGACGAACCGCCAAAAGTCAAGCGCGGGCAGATTTGGAAACTGGGCGACCATTATTTAATGTGTGGCGACGCTACCAGCATGACAGATGTAGAAAAACTTATGAGCGCAGGAGAATAAAATGGTTAAAGCAGATTTAGTTTTTACCGATCCGCCGTATGGAATGAAGAAAGAAATTGACGGCGTATTAAATGACAATCTTAATTTTGATGATTTACTTGAATTCAATAAAAAATGGATTCCGCTTACTTTTGATTTTTTAAGCGATGTAGGCTCTTGGTATTGCTGGGGTATTGATGAACCTCTTATGGATATTTACAGCAACATTTTGAAACCAATGCAGAAAGAAAACAAGATAACATTCCGCAACCTTATTACTTGGGACAAAGGAAACGGACAAGGGCAGTTATCAGAAGAATTTAGAATGTACGCAATAGCGGACGAGAAATGTTTGTTTGTGATGAAAGGCGTGCAAGGTTTTAATAATAATGCAGACAATTATTTTGAAGGTTGGGAGCCGATACGCGATTATTTATTAAATAGTCGCCTTGCTATGGGGTGGGACGTTCCAACAATGAAAAGAATTGTCGGTCATTCTGTTTTATCCCGCGACCACTGGACGAGCAAAAGTCAATTTAATATGCCTACGCGCGAAGTTTACGACAAATTGAAAGCGGAAGCGGAAAAACAAAGACAAGAAAAAGGAATTGCGAATGACGCATTTAAGCGCGAGTATGACGATATTAAGCGCGAGTATGACGATATTAAGCGCGAGTATGACGATATTAAGCGCGAGTATTATAAAACACGGGCGTATTTCAATAACACACATGAAAATATGAATAACGTGTGGCACTTTCAACGAACTGGAAACGCTGAACGAGAATTGACGGGAAATCACGCTACACCAAAACCTTTAGCGTTATGTGCTAGGGCAATAGTTACAAGTAGTCGCGAAGGCGACACCGTGCTTGATGTTTTCGGTGGTAGCGGTTCAACCTTGATAGCGTGTGAGCAATTAAATCGCAAAGCGCGTGTAATGGAGTTAGACGAAAAATATTGCGATGTAATAATTAAACGGTGGGAGCAATTAACAGGTAAAAAAGCAATTTTGAATTGACAAAATATTTAAATTATTTTATTCTGTCAAACGGGAGCGTAACAGAAGATGATTTTATTTTATGACTTTGAAGTGTTCAAGTTCGACTGGCTGGTTGTTATAATCAATCCGGCAGAAGAAAAAGAATACATTTTTCACAACGACCGCGACGGGCTTATTGCGTTTTATGAAGCGCACAAGAGCTGGATCTGGTGCGGCTACAACTCGCGCAATTATGACAGCGTGATTTTAAAGTCTATTGTGCTGGGCTTCGATGTGAAGTCGACTAACGACCACATTATTAAAGAGGGTTTGAAGTCGTGGCAGATTGATTCACGCCTGCGGAACGTCCAGCTTTTTGATTATGATTGTTATAAATTAAATACTAGCCTTAAACAGCTTGAGGCTTTTATGGGGAACGATATTCGGGAAACATCAGTGCCCTTCGATATTGACCGCCAGCTCACCTTAGAAGAATTAAAACAAACCGCTAAATATTGCCGACATGACGTCGAGCAGCTGATTGAAGTTTTTACTCGCACCGTTGACGACTTCAACGCACAAATGGATTTAATAAAAACTTTTAACCTGCCGCTTTCCTATATCAGCAAAACAAAAGCGCAGCTTACAGCAGAAATACTCGGCTGCACCAAGCGCGAGCGTTACGACGAATGGGATATAAAAATTGTTGATACGCTCCGGCTTGACAAATACGCTTATATTAAAGATTGGTTTTTAAATCCTTCAAATCACAATTATGACGTATCGCTTGAGGCAACCGTTGCGGGCCTTCCGCATTCCTTCGGCTGGGGTGGTCTGCATGGCGCACCGGCGGAACCTATACACAGAAAAGGTCTGCTGATTCACGTTGACGTTACAAGTTATTATCCGTCATTGATGATTGAATACGACCTTTTGACACGTAACTGCAGGAGAAAAGAAAAGTTTAAGGAGATTTACGACAAGCGCGTGGAGCTGAAGCGTCAAGGTAAGAAAAAAGAGCAGGCGCCTTATAAAATCATCCTGAACGGAACCTTTGGAATCTGTAAAGATAAAATGTCAAAGGCGTATGATCCGCAGATGTCAAACAACGTCGTAATTAACGGCCAGCTTCTTTTATTGGACTTAATAGAAAAACTTGAAGGACACTGCGAGCTTATCCAGAGCAACACCGACGGCCTTATTATTCAGGTTGAAGACACGGACGCGGCGTTTGACAAAGTAGACGATATATGCTGGGAGTGGGAGCAGCGAACACGGATGTCGCTGGGATTTGATACGTTGAATGAAATCTGGCAAGGTGACGTAAATAATTATGTATTCCGTTTTGATTCCGGGAAGCTGGAGCGCAAGGGCGCGTATGTCAAGGAATTAAACGACCTTGACAACGATTTACCGATTGTGAATGAAGCAATCGTGAAGTATCTTACTGAGGGCGTGGGGGTTGAGTCCACCATCAATTCTTGCGACGATTTGAAACAATTTCAAAAGGTCATTAAAATATCGGGCAAGTATAAATTCGGCTGGCATAACGGAAAGCAACTCACAGATAAAACCTTCCGCGTATTTGCGAGCACCAATCCGACTGATACATATATCGGTAAGTGCAAAGACAACGGTGCAAAAATAGAGAAATTTGCAAACACGCCGGAGCACTGCTTCGGGTTCAATGGTAACGTAAGCGGCATGAAATGCCCTGCGCGACTTGATAAAAACTGGTATATTGACTTAACAAAAAAGCGTCTGCGCGATAAGTTCGGAGTGGAACTTCCGGAAGACGGTATACAACTAGAATTGTTCAAATAGGAGTTACAGAAGATGAGCGAATTATTCAGAGGGTATGTAAGGACAAAAAACAAGAAGTGCACGCAGAAATTTGCGGGCGGTGAGAAACTTTTAACGCTGGAGCAGGCGCGGAAATATGACGAATACGCCGGCATTCTTGCCGAGGGCACAATCTTAATTGATATTGACGACGGGCCGCAATCCGAGGTTTTAATGGATATTGTAGAAGACCTGCAGATTAATTGTCGCGTAATTCAGACCACACGCGGCCGCCATTTTTATTTCAAAAATAAGGGTGTAGCAAAATGCGCAACGGGCGCGCGCCTTGCCTGCGGGCTTACTGCAGATATAAAACTCGGCAGCAAGAACAGCTATGCGATATTAAAGTTTGACGGTGACGAGCGGTTTGTGGAATGGGAAGAGGAAGGCGACGTGGCAGAGCTTCCGGCTTTTCTGCTTCCAGTAAAAACCGACACGGACTTCTGGAAGATGTCAGAAGGCGACGGCCGAAACAATAAACTTTTTAATCATATTTTGACGCTCCAGAAACACCGGCTGCAAAAAGACGAGATAAAAGAAACGCTCCGAATTATAAACCGCTACATATTACAGGACAAGCTTAAGGAAAGCGAATTAAATACAATTATGCGCGACGACGCGTTTGTAGATATGAGCGCCGACCCTTCACAATTTTTCACGGCAAAGGGACAATTTAAGTTTGACGAATTTTCAAAATACCTGATTGAAACAAACCGGATTATAAAAATAAACCGCCAACTCCATATTTACGACGGCGGGATTTATAAGCTGGGTTATGAATCAATACAGGCTGAAATGATAAAGCACATTTCAAACCTGAATAAGCAGAAACGAAACGAGGTCTTGTCTTATTTGGATTTACTTATAACCGAAAACACACCGCCGAGCGACGCGGAGTGGATCGCATTTAGTAACGGCCTTTATAATATCGACACTGAAGAATTCCGCGACTTTGACCCGTCGCTCGTAATCACAAATAAGATAAACCACAATTACAGGGCCGGGGCTTATTCAGAGATTGCAGACAAGACGCTTGATAAGCTGGCTTGCCATGACGAGAAAATCCGCTCACTTCTGGAAGAAGTTATTGGTTATACATTCTACAGAAGAAACGAGCTGCGCAAGGCTTTTATTCTTACAGGCGACCGCCACAACGGAAAGTCCACATATCTTGATATGATAGGCCAGCTTCTGGGCGATGAGAACACGACCGCGCTTGATTTGAAAGAGCTCGGCGACCGCTTCAAGACGGCGGAGATTTTCTCAAAGCTCGCGGTTCTGGGCGATGATATAGGCGACGAGTTTATCGCGAACCCTGCAATTTTTAAGAAGATTGTTTCAGGCGACCGGGTAAATGCGGAGCGCAAAGGGCAGGATCCGTTCGACTTTACACCCTATTCAAAGCTGCTATTCAGCGCAAACAATATCCCGCGTATAAAGGACAAGAGCGGCGCGGTTATTGAGCGCTTGATTATCGTGCCGTTTGACGCTTCATTCAGCAAGAGCGACCCGGACTATGACCCATATATAAAATATAAATTGCGCGACGAAAGCGTTATGGAGTATCTTGTGCAGCTGGGCTTGAAAGGTCTGCGCCGGGTGCTGGATAATCAAGGATTTACGGAGAGCCGGAAGGTTGAGGAAAATATCCGGGAATACGAGGAAAGCAACAACCCGATTTTATTGTTTTTTCAGGACGCAGAAGAGTCCGACGTTATCGGCCGGCAGACAAAGTTCGTGTATCAAAAATATGCGGAGTTCTGTATTTCGAACAGTTACCAGCAGTTATCTAATATTGAATTCAGCAAGCAGGTCAAAAAATATTTTGACTGCGTGATAGATGTAACACGGCAGGACGGAAAGAGCGTCCGAGTGTTTAGAAAAATAAAGGAGGAATAAATGACAAAAAATGTTCAGGGCAAATGATAGCAGAAGCGGATTGTGATGGAGACATCAAGAAATGTAATGGTGCCTGCTTTAAAACAATGACAGAAGAAGAAAAATGGAACGATATATTTTTAGAAGATTGTGCTGAATATGACAAAAAAATAAAGGAGGAACAAATGAACAGTAAGATAGCTAAAAAATTGAGGAAGGAGGCGCGCAAATACCAGCGCGACACATTCGATCAGTTCGACCTTGCGTTTAAGTGCCTTAATTCTCAACGCCTGCACCGGCGCATTGCGCTGGCGTGGCGCTTAATTCGAGGAAAGCTATAACCTTATATTAGTATCAATTCCGGGGCGGAGTTGATACTTTTTTATAAAAAATTGTAAATTATTAATTGACAAATATTAACAGTTACGCTATATTATAAGTGTAAGGCGCAGGGCGCCAAGGAGTTAGAAGATGAGATGTTACTACGAAAACGAAGTTGCAAAGAAGCAGTTAAACAATTTAGGACTTTTTGACAAGGCCCGCAAGTATATGAACATTAAAGGTTCAAGGGTTTTCTTTGATAGCAGGATTTTATCTGGCCATGACGAAAACGGAAAAACAGCAGGTTATGGGTTTTGCACAATAAAAGAAATCGTAATAGCAGAATTGCAGGGAAAAATATCGGCATAACAAACCGCTCGCGCCTTATGGCGCGGGTGTTTTTTACGCGGCGAACTTGCAGAGGAACTGCACAGCGACTTCTTGCCTGTCGCTTCTTGAATAGCAGGGTTCGATTCCCTGCCGCCGCATAGCTCCGTATGGAGTGAATATATTGACGGCGTGGAACAGACACGCAAAGTTAGTAGGTTTTATTAATTTGGACGGCTGGCCGCTTGCCGTGAAAGCGGCGCTTTTTTGGGAGGACAAAATGAAAGTAATCAAGAAGGGAAATAAGTATAAAAAGGCCGGCTGGTTCAAAGAGCATGAAGACAATCTGTTCATACTTGGCTGCGCCATTTCCGGTTTTTTGTGCTTAGTTTTTGCAATTCTTATTAGAGGATAAAAAATGATAACCGTATATTTAAGTGGAAAAATTACAGGCCTTGACAAAAAAGAATATACTAGAAACTTTTTGCGGGCAGAGAATTTTTATAAAGGCTGCGGCTTTGGTGTGGTTAACCCGGTTACAATCGGCGAGAGAATTCTTGCAGATAATCCAGCGGCAACCTATGAAGACTTTATGAGCGCCGATTTGAAAGCTCTGCGGGGCTGTACACACATCGCAATGCTGGAAGGCTGGGAAGACAGTCCGGGAGCAAAGTGGGAGCGTAAAGAAGCTGAAAAATTAGGCTTGGAAATTATGCAATATAAAGTCATAGGTCGAAGGTGATGACCATATAGTTTATAGTGCCGCTTTTCATGGGGGCGGCATGATGTAGGGCAGACCAACTCCTGCGCGACCTTTCAACCTAGCCCTGTAGGGGATTGCGGGGCTAGGGTTTTTTTATTTTTTGAAAAAAATTAAATATTTTGTAAATTAGTAATTGACAAATAATGCAAATAGCATTATATTATTAAATGTCAGCGGAGAGCTGGCAAGGAGTAAGAAGATGATTAAGATTTTACAGAACGGAATTAAGTTTGACGGCGGTTATACACGCTGCTTCTATGGAATGGGTAACACTTACCACCACAGCGACAAGTGCATTACAATTACGGCGCGCGATTACGACCACCTGCCGGCCGAGCTGGGGACAATCCACAACGATACCGATACAATGACGGACTACTTTGATGAAGACCGCGTATATCTTGAACCGGGTGACAAGTATTACAACGAGGCCCTTGCAGCTTACAACAAGCGCAGGCTTGCCGATTCTAAACGCTGGCTGAAGCATGACGAAAAAAGGCTGCAGGAGGAACTTGACAGCGGCTGCCCTTATCCTGCAACAGTAGCAAACCTTAAAGACAGCATTGAAAACTATAAGCGCGTTATTGCCGCTTTAAATGCATAACAATCAAACGCTCGGCGCGACACGCGCCGGGCTTATTTTGCATAGGAGAAAAGAAGATGATTGACAGAAAAAATCTTTATGAGAAGTTCCGGGACAAGGAGCTGCCGGAAGAATTACAGCGATACTTAGAAGCGTCCATCAGTTTCTGCAAAGACCATGACGAGGCCTTGTTCAAGGCGGGCTTCATTGCCCATGCTGAATATGATAAATACCGCGAGCAGTTGCAGGGGGAATCATGAGATTATGGCACGTTGATTTGCTTCCAGTGTTACCGAGGAAGCAACTTGTTTCACAGTGGCGCGAATGCTGCGCGATTGCCGGATCCATTGCCAAGCGCGGCACGCCGAATCACCCGCTTGTCAATAAAGTTTTGAGTTCCCGAGATGACTTTGTGGTGTACACAGCCCATGTGATAGAGGAATTACACAAGCGCGGGTACAAGATTAGTTACAATGCGAGGGTAAAGTTTACAGAAAATGTTTTTTCAAACTCCCTTACTTTTGAACATCTGTACAGACATCCGAAGCCATTTCCTGAATGGTTCAACGACAGATATTTTTTTCAGTGCTACTACAACCTGCAAGAAAAATACGATTGCGGAATGATTGAGTGTAGCGACTGGCTGAAAATCGAACACATTTACAATCAAAAACTAATTGCATTATCTGAAAAATTATAACGGTTGCAGCGGTGGGAATTACTCCTGCCGCTTTTTTATTTTAAAGCTACGCATTACAGATGTTACGCATTTTTTTAACTCGGAAATAGGGGTCAAAATCATTTAAAGCTACGCATTGTTACAGTTAAGCTACGCATTTTAAAAAATGCGTAACGGCTGCGATAATAGAAGAAAGTTGTTAAGCTACGCATTACGCATTTTTCTTGTATACCTGAAATATTAGACATAAAAAAATCAGAATTAAAAATTTTTTCTCTAAAATATAAATATATATATATATATAAGTGTAATGCGTAGCTTAACCGGGTTTCTACTATATACGCGAAAAAAAATGCGTAGCTTTAAAAGAAAATGCGTAGCTTTAAAAGAAAATAGGGGCCTTGTCCCTGAAGGGTTGATTTTTTACAGTTTTCTGTAAATAATAATTGCGAGGTGACCTATGGCAAGACCATCAAAATTAAAAGTCATTACAGATAACCTTGAAAAAATAAAACAATGGAAACGTAACGGCGCGACTGACGAGCAGATTTGCAAGGCTCTTGATATTACGACTTCAAACTGGTACAAGCACTTGTCGGAGAATAAAGAGTTATATGAGGCTATAAAAAACGCAAGGCAAAGTCTTGTGCTAGACTTGCGGGGCGAGCTTGCGCGGCAGGCTTTGAAACATACTCTTGAAACAAAAAAGCAGTATATTAAACATGACCTTGAAACCGGGCATAAAACACAGTATACCGAAATTACCAGCAAGGAAGTTGACGGGAATGTTGCAGCGGCGCACCTGCTGCTGAAAAACATAGACAGCGAGCACTGGAAGGAATCGTGGGACACCTACGAATTCAAAAAACAGGAGCTTGAAATCAGAAAAAAAATGGCGGATAACGCCGCATTTTAGGAGGTTTGATTATGAGCGGAAAGCATTATGTATTTGACGATAACAAAAGTAAACAGGAAGCAATGACTAAGGCCGAAATTGAAACTGAAATTGAAAGTGCTGCTTTAGATAAATATTCAACATCGGATATTACTATAGGCGAATGGATTGACGGCAGTCCGATAAAAAGAAGGGTTATTAGTAGATTAACATTAAGTGATTTTACCTATGATTCAACCAATAAAAAATATAGTTATTCAGACAGCCAGCCTTTAGCGCCTGACTATAGAGTTTTAAAATGCTATGCAAGTGTTGCAGGATCTGAGTCAGTAACTATGTCGTATAAAAATTTATTTTATACATTCCCTTTAAAAATTGAGTCGAGTGTAGGTTTGGAAACTTACTTTATAGCTTCTTTTGATTGCGCTACACAATTAAGTAATATAACTAATATAGCTTTAATTATTGAATATGTTGACCTTAGCTAATTTTTACCGCTCGACAGAATGGGTGAGCCTTCGCGCGGCCCTTATGCTGGAGCGGGTCAATGCTTCCGGGGATGTGGTATGCGAGCACTGCGGGAAGCCTATAGTCAACAAGTATGACTGCATAGGGCACCACAAGACGCCGCTTACCGAGGGCAACGTGAACGACTACACAATTAGTTTGAACCCGGACAATATAGCGCTGGTGCACCACAAGTGCCACAATCAAATACACAACAGGTTCGGCTCTTATACGCGGCACATTTATATTGTCTACGGCTCGCCTTGCGCGGGCAAGTCTACTTATGTTGATAGCGTGGCCCTTAAAGATGATTTAATAATTGATATAGACCGGATATATAAGGCATTAAATAATGACCGCTCAAATCGTTTGTATGACAATGTTATGCAGGTTTATAGGTCGCTAATTGATATGGTGCAGACGCGGAACGGGCGCTGGGTAAATGCTTTTATAGTCCGAACGTTCCCGCTTAAAGGTGAGCGTGAGCGCCTGGCGGCTTCGCTTGGTGCGGAGCTGGTGCATATTGACACACCACAGAGCGTGTGTATTGAGCGCGCCTTAAATCGCGCGGAAGGTTACGACAAGATTGTTGCTGACTTCTGGCATAAATTTCAGGAATAATTTTACTTTCAAAGCGAAAAGTAAAATAAAAATTTTTTTGTTTTACTTTTTTTTATATCCCCCCGGCCTCGGCTGGTTTTTTTCGGCTGGGCGGACTGTAAGGTGGGCTCAATTTTCGCAGGATAGCATTTTTTAAAATTTTTGCTATAATTTTAGAAAAAGTTTTGAAAACTTAGCGCGGGGTTTTTTATCTCCGTAATAGTTAGGAGAACTTAGCATGGCAAAACGCACAGACCAACTTAAAAAAATCTTTTCAGAGTTCGACCAGAACGTGCAGGCGGTGGTCGCTCCACTTTTTTCTGAAATGGAGTTCATTGAAGCGCAGCTGGTGGAGCTGAAGAAAAAACCGTTCATAAAATATCACCCGCAGGATCCGACGGTGCAGAAGCAGACGCCGGCCGGAAAACTTTATAAAGATTTACTTGCGCAGGAAAAAGACATCGTGCGCATTTTGTGTTCGCAGCTGCGCAAAAACGACACGGACGAAGAATCACCGTTAAGAAAATATTTGCGGGGGCTGGATAAGTGATAAAAAAATCAAACGGCTATCTTGAAAAATATTATGCCGCCTGCAACCGCGGGGAGTTTGTGGTTGGAGCGGAACTTCTCACCGAACTTGAAAATCTCATTGCAGAACTAGACTATGACGAATACATATACGACACAACAGACGCGGACAAAAGAATTGACTTTATGCAGAATTGCATAAGGCTCACTAAGTCACCGTTCTACGGAAAACCTATGCAGCTTCTTTTATTCCAGAAGGCTTTTATTTCTGCGCTATATGGTTTCAAAATGAAAGACGGCACCGACCGTTTCCAGCGCGCGCTCTTATTGATTGCGCGCAAAAACGGCAAGAGTGAATTCTGCTCCGGCCTGATTCTTACTGAAATGATTATCGGTGGTAAGGGTCTTGATATTGTCTGCAGTTCCAACGACGACAACCAAGCGTCAATCTTGACCGAGGCCGTGGACACCATGCGTAAAATGATAGATCCGGAAAACGTGGACACATGGCGCAACCAGCAAAATATAAAATGCCTGATTACCGACAATAAAGTTTTCAAACTTTCCGACCGCACCCGGAACAAGGAAGGGCGCAATATTGATATTGCCGTTGTCGACGAAGTTCACGAAATGAAAGAAAACGTAATTGTTAAAAGTATTGAACAGTCGCAGTCTTTGAAAATAAACCCTAAGTTAATTTTAATCACCACCGAGGGCTTTGTGAACGGCGGCTTTCTGGACGACGAGCTTGTGCACGCGCGCGCAATCCTGAATCATGAAATAAATGACCGAGCTTCTATCCGTTACCTGCCGTGGCTCTATACGCAGGACAGCGAAAGCGAGGTGTGGGAAGGTAACCGCGAGAACCGGCTCTGGGAAAAGGCGAATCCGTCGCTTGGAATTATGAAGCGCTATGAATATTTAGAGCAGCAAATTGACAAGGCCCGGCAGCAGAAGAAAGACCGAGTTTTTGTATTGTCAAAAGACTTCAACTTGAAGCAGAGCAACGCGGAAAGCTGGCTCAAGACCGAGGACTACGACTACGAGGAAGTGTTCGACTTGGAAGAGTTCAGAAATGCGCTTTGTTTGTGCGCGGTTGATATTGCCGAGACCACCGACTTATGCAGCGCGAAGGTGCTTTTAATGAAGCCCGGCGAAAATAAAAAATATATTCACTCTATGTATTTTATCCCGGAGGGCAAACTAACAAAGAGCGATGATAAAAGCGCCGGAGCACAATACGAGGAATGGGCCGCCGCTGGAAAGCTGCGGATCTGCGACGGAAACTATATTGACACTTCAGTTATTGCGGACTGGTTTTTTTCGCTTTATGAGCAATATGGCTTCAGGCCTTACAAGACCGGATATGACGCGAAGTTTGCAAACGAGTTTATAAACCGCATGGAACGCTACAGTTTTGACACGGAAAGCGTATGGCAGCGACCGGAAATTATGAGCCAGCCGATAAATATGGTCGAAGCGGACTTGAAAGACCGGTTGATTATCGGGTTAAATGAAATTGACCGCTGGTGTATCGGAAACGCAACGCTGAAAGTAAATGCGCAGGGCTTCGGTATTCTGGAGAAAATAAAAGGGCAGGTGTCGCGCAAGATAGACGGCGCGGTTTCTCTTGCGATATTATACGAAACGTTCAGGCGTTATAGGACGTCGTTTGTTGAAAACATAGGAGGCTGAAATGGGTCTTTTTGATTGGTTAAGAAAAAATAAAAGTAGTGTGGCGGATCCGGCATATAAGCCGATTCAGGGCATGGACTGGTATCCGGGAGTTTATTCACAATTCGGCAGTGATATTTATGCGAGCGATGTCGTGCAGCAGGCTATAAATTGCATTGTGCGCGAAATGAAAAAGCTATCGCCGCAGCACGTACTCAAAAAAAATAAAAACTATACTGAAAGCGTAAATGACGAAATTCAGGGTGTTCTTGATTATCCGAATGAGCTTATGACGACTAGCGACTTTATCGAGAAAATTGTATGGCAGCTTTATTTTAATTATAACTCCTTTGTGCTTCCGGTTTGGGAAAAAGGAAAGCTCGCGGCCCTTTATCCGTTGAATCCACAGCAGGTTGATTTTTTACAGGACGCGAGCGGCGAAGTATTCGTTCAAATGATTTTTGCAAACGGCTATAATGGCACCGTGCGTTATGCCGATGTTATCCACGTAAAATATAACTATTCTGTAAGCGAGTTTATGGGCGGAAACGTTAACGGCCAGCCTGACAATAAGGCCCTGCTTAAATCACTTGAACTTAACAAGACCCTTCTTGACGGCGTGGCAAAAGCTATGAATTCCAGCTTTGCAATTAACGGCGTTGTAAAATACAACACTTTAATTGACGGAGCGAAAACAGAAAAGGCCCTTGCAGAATTGACCGCAGCATTGAAGAGAAATGAAAGCGGATTTATGCCGCTGGACTTGAAAGCGGAATTCATACCGTTCAAGCGCGAGGTCAAGCTGGTGGATGAGCCAACATTGAAATTCGTTGACGAAAAAATCCTGCGGCACTTCGGTGTTCCGCTTGCAATTCTTACAGGCGACTATACAAAGACGCAGTATGAGGCATTCTACCAGAAGACACTTGAACCGCTTATTATTTCAATGTCGCAGGCATTCACAAAGGCGATTTTTTCAAAGCGCGAGACTTTCGGCTTCGGTCATAAAATTATTTTCTACCACAAGGAACTTAACTTTATGACTATGGACGAGAAAATCCGCTGGATGACTCTTGCTTCCAACGTCGGCGCAATCACAATAAATGAAATGCGCGGCATATTAGGTTATGAGCCTTATGACGACGAGGAGCTGGGCAATACGCCAGTTATGTCAAAGAACTTCGGGGCAGCTGATAGTGTAAAAGATATAGACAAAAACGAAAATGTGAATAATAATACAAGCGAAAACGGAGGCGATAATGGACAAAGTGCACTGCCTGAAACTATTGATAAGCCGAATATCGGGGAAGCCAACTAGTGCGATCGACGGAACGACAATCTGCAAGGTGCTTGATGAGCTTTGCAATTGTATTGACGAAAGCGAAACTTTCAGCACCGACGAAGTAAATACAGGCAAGAAGTGGATTGACGGAAAACCGATTTATCGTTTGACCGTTGACGCGACCTGCGGAACTATGGCGGACATTATCAACGAGCACTCGCCTGAAACAATAACCCATTTTTTTGGGCAGGCCCTTTCAATGTATGGGAACCGGATGTTCATACCGTCATGCGCAGGATTTGACGCGCGTTATAAAATCGACCTTCTGCAATCGAACGTAGACGACAGCGTGTCTTTGCAGTATGGCGAGTTTTTTCAAGCCGACTATCGCGCTTATTGCGTGATTGAATACACGAAAAAAAGCGAGGGTTAAAAAATGTCAAAGGGAAAACATAGTAAAGAGGCTTTGACCACAAGAAGCTACAGCGTGGAACTTCGCGCGCCGGAAGGCGAAGAGCGCGGAATTGTTGAAGGCGTTCCTATCGTTTTTGACAAGACAGCTTTAATTCATGACTGGGCCGGCGACTTCAATGAAATCATTGACCGCCATGCGCTGGATAAAACCGATATGCGCGACGTTTTGCTTTGCGTTAATCACGATCTAAACAAGATTGCACTTGCGCGTTCGCGCAACGGAAAAGGCACAATGCTTTTTGAAGTCAAAGAAGACGGCCTGCACATGAGAGCGCAGCTTGACATTGATAACAATCCGGACGCAGCTGCTGCATATTCTGCAATTCAGCGCGGGGACATTTCCGGCATGAGCTTCATGTTCCGGGTAAACGACGAAGAGTGGACGGACATTGAAAGTGATGTTCCGACACGAACAGTTAAAAGTATTTCAATAGTTCACGAGGTTTCAATCGTGAATTTTCCTGCATACGAAGCCACATCAATTCACGCCAGAAGTAAGTCCGGGGAAACGGACGCTTCACCACTTGCGGAAGCAAGGAAGGCGCACGCGGAGGAAATCGCAAAGAATAACGGCGACGCGCTGGAACTTGAAAAATTAAAATATTCATATTTGGCAGGAGGAAAAGCAATATGAAAAAATTTTTAGAAAACTTGATTGCTAGAAAAAAACAGGAACTTGCTGAAACAGAAGCAAGAATGAAAAAAAGTGAAGACCTTGCAGAAGTTCGTTCACTCGGCGATATGCTTCTGAAGCTCCGTGACGAAATCACAGACGCTGAAAACCAGCTCCGTGATTTGGTTGACGAAGACGACAAGGAAAAGGACGTTATCGACGACCAGCAGGACGTTATCGACGAAGAAGAAAAAGACCGCAGAAGCGGAAACCCGAAAGGCGGACTGAATCCATTGCAGAGTTACGGGCTTAAAGGTTCAAAAGAAAACCGCAGTTCTGAAAATGACGATCCACGTTCAACAATGGAATACCGCAAGGCCTTTATGGACTATGTTCAGACCGGAACACGCTCTGACGTTTTGATTTTTGAAAAACGCGCAGACGCTGCAAATGACTCAAGCGACCTCGGAGTATTGCTTCCACAGACAGTTATTCAGGAAATCATTTCTGGTGTTGAAAAAGTTTACGGTCAGCTTTACAGCCGCGTAAAGAAAACAAACATCAAAGGTGGCGTAAAATATCCAATCGGATCATTCGGTGCTACATTCAAACGTATTGCAGAAAATGGCGCTCCAACTGACAGACAGAAGGGTGGTTCAATTACTGGTTATGTTGAGTTCTCTTACAAGCTCGGTGAAATCAGAATTGCACAGACACTTCTTGCAAACGTGCTTTCAGTTCCAGTATTTGAAGCAGAACTTTCAAAGGTTATCGTTGAAGCATACGTTAAAGCTATGGATTATGAAATCCTTAACGGCGACGGCACAGACAACGAACTTGAAGGAATCCTTACAGAAGCAGCAAAAGAAAGCTCACGTATTCCTGCAGCAAACATCATCGAGTTTACCGCTGATGATATGGCAGACTGGAAAAAATGGCAGGAGAAACTCTTTGCAATTATTCCTCTTGGAATGCGCAATGTTAAACCTGAATTCGTAATGACTGCAAACACTTATGAAGCAAACATTAAGACACTTCACGACGACAACAATCGTCCTCTTTATTTTGAAACATTCAATCCAGTTGACGGAGCTGAACGCGCTACATTTAAGGCTCGCGAAGTTGTGTTCATTGAAGAAGGACAGGGAATTGAAAACTTCAACGACGCTACAGACGGAGAAGTTTTTGGTCTTTATTGGGTTCCTGAAAAAGCATACGCAATTAACACAAACCTTGAGTTTGCAGTTAAACGCTACTTTGACGAAGAAAAACTTCAGTATGTAGAAAGAGCAGTAGTAATCAACGACGGTAAAATCCTTGATCCTGCTTATGTTTACATCTTAAAAAAGAAGGTTAGTGCTTAATGAAACTTAAAGTGCTTAAACGTTTCCGCGATAAAGTGACGGGTGAGCCTTACGATGTCGGTTCAATTATTGAGCCGACTGCAGAACGCGCGGCAGAAATGCTCGCAGCTAAAGGCGACCTTGTGGAAAAAATCGACGGTTCAGATAACGAACCTAAAACGGATGTTCAGGCAGAAAAGCCAAAAACTAAAACTAAAAGAAAATAGGTGACACAATGACGGCAGAAGAACTTAGGGATGAGATAAAAACACGCCTGCTGATTACAGGCGATTATCACAACCAGATGATTGACGCACTCGCGCAAGATGTTAAGGATTACTTAACTAGTGCGGGCGCAGACGTTGAAAGTGAAGCTGCCGTCGGTGTTATTGCACGTGGCGTGGCCGACCTATGGAACATGGGCGCCGGCGACGGCAGATTTTCAGAAGTATTTTATCAGCGGGCCGGACAGCTCGCTATTGAAAAAGAGGCGAGCAAATGACAAATAGAGAAGCTGCAAATATAATCGCAAGTAAAATTACAGGCGAAGCTGTAAACGCTGGAACAACTAAAGAAGCTCTTGACGCTATCACAGGAAAGAAAAGCGGCACTATTGCCGAGGCCCTTGATACAATTTCACAGGGCGAAATTTCTTATACTGCACCAGAGGAAACCGACGACACAGAGCCGGACACACCTCCAGTAGATCCCGATCCGGTAAATCCTGACCCTGATCCTACAGAGCCAAGTGACGGGGATAATACCGAGCCTACAGAGCCAACAGAGCCGAGCGGCGTTGAGGGTGAATAATGTATAAGCCTGCACAGCCGTTCAACGTTCCAGCACAAGTTCTCACTGCTACATTTACAAAAGTAAACGGCGTTACGACAAAGACTTTTGCAGACGGTGAGCAGTTTTTCTGCGCTGCTAAAAGTTACGGCGGAACCGAGCGCGTTGTAAATGACAAATATGTTATTGAGGACACGCTGGACATTGAGACTTGGTTCCGGGGCGATATACAATCGGCCGACCACATCCGCTTGCTGGACGACGGCAGCGAGTGGGAAGTTTTGAATACGCCGGAGGATATTGACCGCCGGCATTTATACTTAAAGTTTAAGGTGCGCAGGATTAAAGGCGGTGCTTAATGGCTGGCGAAAAATCAAAAATCGAGTTTTTTGGTACAAGCGAAATCTTGAAGAAGATTGAAGCTGCCGGCGGAAACGTTGAGCAGGCCTGCGTTGACGCTCTAAAAAAAAGCGTTGAAGCGCCGAAAGCAGAAATGCTTGATTTTATCCGGGCCCATAAATTAACCGGACAAACCGAAGACAGCTTTGTTGAGGAAATCAGGCAGGACGGAAATAAGATTTATTTAGAGTTGGGGTTCAGTATAAGGCGCGGCGGAATTGCTGCACTATTTCTTAATCTTGGCACACCAAAAATAGCGCCGACTTGGTTCATTGATAATGCAGTGGATCATAATATCGACGCTATAAAAAAGGCGCAACTTGACGCGCTGAAAGAAGCATTCCGGGGGCTTATGTAATGTGGGAAAAATTAGAGCCTATATTTGAGGAATTAGAACTTCCGTATTCACGACAAGGAAGCTATGAAGAAGACGCAGAGCTTCCAGAATCATTTTTCACATTTTGGAACATGAACACGCCGGAGGGCGGGTTTTATGATAACGAAGCACACAAGGCGGTGTGGCTCTGGGCCATTTATTTTTATACAAAAAATCCGGCCTTGATATATTCAAAATTAGAAAACTTTATTAAAATAGCAAAAGAAAGAGGGTTCATTGCAGAAGGCCGCGGGCGCGACATTGCAAGCGGAATCCCGAATTATTCTGGAAGGTACGTGGTCGTCAAATATGTTGAAGACTACGACGAAAAATAAAAAGGAGGATATTCCTATGGCAAAAGAAATCTATGAGTACAGAGGTGTCGAAGGTCTTGTTGCTGCTGAAGTAATTAAAGACGACGCAGACGCTCTTGAGTTCGGAGAAGTCTTTGACATTGCGGGTGTTGCAGAAATCGGACGCACAACCGAAAACAGTTCTGAAACACATTACTACGACAACGTGCCAGCCGTTGTAATCTCATCAACCGGAGCCGATACAGTAACTTGTTCTGTATCTGCAATTCCACTTGATGTTCTGGCAAAAATCACAGGGCAGGAATACGACGCTGCAACTGGTGCCATGATTGAAGGCCAGCGCACACCGAAGTATTTTGCACTTGGTTATAAGACCAAAAAGACAAACGGCTTTGAAGTTTTCGTATGGAGATACAAGGGCCAGTTCTCTATTCCAGACGCAACATTCACAACCGAAAACGACGGCACAGACGCAAACGGACAGGAAATTACATTTACCGGTATTTCCACAACACACAAGTTTGCAAAAACCGGAAAGCCTGCTAAAGCAATCAACGTTGACCTTGAAAAAGACCTTGCAGATGTTTCTACATTCTTTGAACAGGTTACAACTATTGACGACTTACAGGCAAAAGGTGCAACCGTTGCAACTCCAACAGCAAGCCCTGCAAGTGGCGAAGTTGAAAGCGGATCAAGTGTTGTACTTTCAGACGCAACAGCCGGAGCAACAATCCGTTACACAACAGACGGCAGCACTCCAACAGCAACAACCGGCACAGAATACGAAGGTGCAATTTCAATTACTGCCGAAACTACAATCAAAGCTATTGCAGTTAAAGACGGCGTAACAAGTGACGTTGCTACTTTCAATTACACAATAAGTGCATAACAAAATAAGGAGCGTAACCTATGCAGAAAATTAAATTGAACATCTACGACGGAAAGAACGTCGTAAAAACTTATGAAGCCGAAGACTTCACTCTTATGACTGGAACTTGTGAGGACATTATTAATATGATTGATATTGATAAATTGACCAGCGGAAAACTTGACGATCAGGCGTTAGGTATTGAAGTAGTCAAAGTTGTCGCTAGGTCGTTCAGCAAGTTTAAACCATTCCTGCAGGACGTATTCGACGGATTGACAGACGAAGAATATCGACATACTTCAATTAAGGAAGTAGCGGGCGCGGTCATAACTATTGTTCAATACACAGTGGGCGAGCTGTTTAATATCGGCGGAAGCTCAAAAAACTAAACGGGGGAAGCGGATATAATTCCGCTTCCCTTTATCAGATTCTTTTTGACCTGCAACTTTCAATTTGTGAAACTTATCACATATCACCGTTTGAAGTTCGTCGGTCAAGATTTCACGAGTTCTGCCTGCTCATAGACCGACTGCAAGACCACAACCGCCGAGAAGAAAAAAATAAGCACAAGGGAAGAATAAGGCGGAAGGCAAACGACAACTGGTTCTAGGAGGCATTTATGGCAGACAATGAAAACGTCATCGGGCTGGCAATGCAGCTCGATGTTACAGATTTAAAAACTGGAATAAAAGAAGCAAACAAAATAATTGCTTCATCAAAAGACGAATTCAAAAACGCCACAGCCGGAATGGATATGTGGAGCAAGTCCAGCGAAGGCTTGAACGCTAAGCTGGGTCAACTTGGAAAGCAGCTTACTGCACAAGAAAAAATTGCCGCCGGTTATGAAGCCGAGATTGCCCGCGTATCGGAGCAGGAAGGCGACCATTCCGAAGAGCTGAAAAAATTACAGAGCCAGCTCCAAACAGCACAGAACGCAATAAAAGAAACTCAAAAAAACATAAATCATTATTCCGATTCACTTGTCGAAGTCCAGCGCGCAGAAAAAGACGCAAACTCCGAACTTGGAAAACTTACAAAAACAATCGACGAGCAGAAAAAAGAACTAAACGATTTAACAAAAGACTATAAATCCGCAGTGCTCCAATACGGCAAGAATAGCCGGGAAGCGAAAGCACTTGCTAAACAGATAAAAGATTTATCCGGAGAAATTGAGGACAACGAAGACAAGGTTCAGAAAGCCGACGACGCTTTCGGAAGGTTGGGACGAACCGTTAAAGAAGTATCGGGACAAGCCTTTGAAAAATCGGTCAAGACTTTTGCGAAAGTCGGCGCAGCCGTTACCGGTCTTGTTGGTAGTTTCCTCGCGACCGCGGAAGGAACACGCGAACTTAGAACTAATATGGGCCGCGTTGATACCGCATTCAGTGAAGCCGGATTTAGCGCGGAACAGGCAGAAAAAACCTATAGTGAATTTTACGGCATTTTAGGCGACGACGGGCAGACCACCGAGGCGATAAATCATCTTGCCAAACTTGCAAAAAGTGAAGAAGACCTTGCAAAATGGGCGGACATTGCAAGCGGCGTTATGGGGACATTCGGCGACAGCCTGCCGATTGAAAGTTTAACCGAGGCTGCAAACGAAACCGCGAAGACCGGCGAAGTTGCCGGAAGCCTTGCTGACGCTTTGAACTGGGCAGGAGTTAGTCAGGACAAGTTCCAGAAGTCGCTTGATAAATGCAACACCGAGCAGGAGCGAAACGAGCTTATTACAAAAACGCTTAACGAGCTTTATGGTGAGACCGGCAAAGCATATCAAGAAAACAACAAAGATATAATCGCACAAAATAAAGCACAGGCAGACTTGAACGCAACACTGGCAGAAGTCGGAGCTCTGGCGGAGCCTATTTTAACCGAAGTGAAATTAATCGGGGCAGAAATTGCAAAGTCTTTGCTTCCGGTAATTGAAAAAATAATCCCATTCGTAAGGGACAACCTTCCCGCTATCGCAATCGGCGTCGGCGCACTTACAACTGCACTTGGTGTTATGGGCGCGGCGGTTGTTGCCGTAAAAATTAAAGAGGCTGCGTTGACTACGGCCACAGTCGCACAGACCGTCGCCACAAATGCGCAGGCACTTGCGACAAAGGCTGCGGCGGCAGGACAATGGCTTTTAAATGCCGCTATGACCGCAAACCCTATCGGCTTAATTATTGCAGCTATCGCCGCACTTGTGGCCGCGTTTGTCTTGCTTTGGAAAAAGTCCGACGCGTTCCGCGAGTTCTGGATTGGTTTGTGGAAATCAATAAAAAAATATGCTGGAATTGCTATTGAAGGAATTTCAAAGTTTTTCACTGGCGCGTGGGAAAAAATAAAGGAAGCGTGGAGCGGGACAAGGAAGTTTTTCTCTAATCTTTGGGACGGCATAAAAAATGTTTTTTCAGGCGTGTCTAAATGGTTCGGTGATATTTTTTCCTGCGCTTGGACTTTAATTAAAAAAGCCTTTAGCGCCTACGTTACTTTTTACACCGGAATTTTTAAAGGCATTATAAAGATTTTTTCAGGTATAGGAACTTCACTCGGTAAGCTCTTTAAAGCAGCGTGGGAAAACATAAAAAGCGCATTTTCAAAGGTTACTTCATTTTTTAAAGACACCGTAACAAAAATAATTAACGCTTTTAAAAACCTTCCTGAAAATATGAAAACCGTCGGAAAAAATCTTGTCGAGGGATTGTGGAACGGTATTAAAAATATGACCTCTTGGGTCAAAGATAAAATCAATGGATTCAGCAAGACAGTTTTAAGCGGAATAAAAAACTTTTTCGGTATTCATTCACCTTCAACCGTCATGGCGGAAGTCGGCGGTTACATGGCCGAGGGCCTTGCTGAAGGTCTTGAAGACAAAACCGAGGACGTAGCAAAGGCAGGAAAAGACGCGGGCAACGCATACTCTAACGGCTTTAATAACACAGCAACTAGCGGTCTTGCTTCCAGCGTTCAGTCGGTGGGTGACGAGTTTGAAAAATTAACCGGCAGACTTGACCGACAGAAAAACACACTTTCAAGTCTAGAATCAGAATATAAGTCCGCTGTTATGACATTCGGGGCAAGCTCGGATCAAGCATATACACTTGGCAAACAGATTTTAAGTTTGACACAGGATATTGCAGCTAACGAGCTGAAAGTTAAAGATTTAGACGACAGCTATCAAAATCTTAATTTTACTCTTGCAAATCAAATGCGCGTTGAACTAAACAACGAAAAGAATAGAGCCGTTGCATTACAAGAGCAGATTGCTCACTATAAGCAGTTACAGCAGGAAGCAGGCAAGGCCGGCAGATACAGCGACGTCGCAGAAATCGGAAGAACGATAAGCAATTTAAACAATGACCTTGCGGTTACTAATAGCACAATAACCGAGCTTACAGGTAATCTTGATTATCTGGCAGAGCAGGAACGCAAACGCGAAGAAGAACGCAAAGCCGCTCTTGCTACAACTCAAGCTACAGTTAGTGAAACCGAAAAAGAACTAAATGCCTATGAACGATTAAAGGCCACAATCGAAAGCGAAAAAAACGAGCTTGAAGATTTAAAGTCTGCATATTCTGCAGCATTCATGCACGGCAACACAGCCGAACTTGAAAATATAAAAAATAAAATTGAAGCTACAACCGCAAGTCTTGCCGAGCATGAGTCGGAACTTGGAAGGGTTGAAGACGCATATAAACGAATGTTTGAAAGTGCGGGCCAAGTTGTAGAGACCGCGAGCCCGTTTGAAAAATTTATTTCAGGCTTTGAAAACGCGCTGGGAATTAGTGAAGCGAAATTAAAAAAATGGACTTCCGGTGCAGGTAAGCAAATTGAAAAACTAGGAAAAGTATTCTCACAAGTTGGCAGCTGGGCAAGTGGTATATTCGGCGCAATAAATGATTCAATTAATCAAATGGTCGAGCAGCGGACAAAAGAAATTGACGAGCAAGTGAAGCAGATTCAAGAGGCCCGCGACGCCGAACTTGATAGAATTGAAGAAGTAAAAAAAGCCGAACTTGAGCTTGCGCAAAAAGAAGCGGATAAAGAATTCTCTGCACTTGACGCAATGTATGACCGAATGGAAATATCCGCAGAAGAATATAGAGCAAAGCACGCAGCGCTTGAAGACGCTCTGCAGAAAAAACAAAACGAAACAACCGAAAACGCACTTAAAAATTCAAACGAAGTGACAGAAAAATCGGCTAAGGACGAAAAGAAACTTCTTGAAGAAAAAAACAAATTACTCAAGAAACAATTTATTGCAAATCAGGCAAACCAAATCGCACAAGCGGTTATGGCTGGAGCACAGGCAATTTTACAGGGCTTTGCACAGCTCGGCCCTATAGGTGGTGCAATTAATGCAGGTATTCAAGCGGGAATTACTGCAGCGCAAATCGCGACAATATCAAGACAAAAGTTTGTTCCTGCCCTTGCTACTGGTGGTGTAATAGACAAAGCAACCTTTGCTTTAATCGGCGAAAACGGACGGGAAGCAGTCATGCCGCTGGAAAAGAACACCGGCTGGATAACAGAGCTTGCAGAAAAATTAAACGGCGTTATGCAAAAAGACTTATTAGGCGGCGTCGGAATGCAAGGTTTTGGCTCTCCAGCTCTTGCACAACCGGCGCAGATAGTCAATAATTATACACAGAATATTCATGCGCCAAAGACACCGAGCCGTCACGAATTGTATCGCGACACCCGGAACCTGCTCGCGCTGAAGGGGTGATTTATGTTTACTCTTACAGTAGAAAATCCAAGAGGCGAAACTTTAAGACTTACGCAAGACGAAAGCAATTATCAGATTGCAAGCATTGACGGCTTAAACCCTCCAAAGGCAAATATAAACACTACACAGATTGCAGGAATGGACGGTGGCCGCTTCAAGTCTTCATACGTTAATATGCGTAACGTTGTGCTTATGGTTGCAATCAACGGCGACGTTGAACAGAACCGCCTGCGACTTTATAACTTTTTCGGCGCCGGGAAGTGGTGCAAACTTTATTATAAAAATGATTCAAGAAACGTATATTGCGAGGGCTATTGTGAAACTATTGACGGCTCACTATTTGCAATAAAGCAGCAGATTCAAATATCTATTATCTGCCCGGATCCATATTTCAAATCCCTTGCAGAAATTGAAAGCGATATTTCAAAAGTATTCGCAAACTTTGAGTTTCCTTTTGCTATTGACGAAAGCGGGAAGGAGTTCTCAATAATTGACGAATATCGCGAAGCAGAAGTTTACAATCCGGGAGAAATTGCCTGCGGTGCAATTATCCGCATGAGTGCTAAAGCTGACGGAATTGTAAATCCAATTATCCGAAATGTAAGCACGGGAGAATTCTTAGGCCTTGAGCTTACTTTAAATCACGGTGACGTTCTAGAGATAAATACAAATAAAGGACAAAAAGCAATTACTCAATATATTAATGACGTGCCACAAAACGCAATTAATGCGCTTATGAAGGATTCGACATGGTTCCAGCTTGAGCCGGGCCTCAACCGTTATTACTACGAAGCCGACGCGAACGAAACATATTTAAGAATTGAGTTCCTGCATAATATTTTATACGAGGGGGTTTAATATGGCTGTAAGTATCAACGTTTTAAATCAAAGTTTACAGCGTATTGCCGTTGTAGACGATTACACCTCTCTTATATGGGCAAAAAGATATTATGAAGTCGGCGCGCTGGATCTGCAGGTTGAAGCAACAGAAAAAAATCTTGAGATTTTTCGCAAATATAATTACATAACCCGCGATGACGACGACGCGGTTTATCGTATTGAAGCGCTGGAGCTCGACACTTCGGTAGATCAGACAAATTATATTATTGTCGGCGCTTTTGATTGCAAAAAAATATTAAACCAGCGCATTGTATGGCGGCAGCTGAATTTCACAGGAACCGTTGAAAACTTTATTCGGCGGATAATTACGGATAACATTATAAATCCTGATATAAGCCAGCGACGCATTAATAATTTTTTGCTTAAAGCAGCAAAAGGATTCACCGAGCAGATAGAAGCACAGACTACTTACGACAATTTAAGTGAAAAAATAGCAGAACTTTGTATTGCCAACGGTTACGGCTGGCGTGTAACACTTGAGAACGGCGCGTGGTACTTTGATTTATATAAAGGCGAAGACCGAAGTATAGACCAGAACGCAAACCCTCATGTTATTTTCGCTCCGGAATACGACAACTTAACCAGCTCTAAATATACAATGGACGCGAACGACTACAGAAACGCGGCGCTTGTTGCTGGCGAAGGCGAAGGCGTAGAACGTAAAACAAGAGCAATCGGAAGCGCTGCAGGAATAAACCGCTTTGAAATGTTTATTGAAAGCGGTGTAAGTTCTAACACCGAAGAAGGCGATCTGGTTGATTATTACGAGGCACTTGAGGCAGACGGAAAAGCGCAGCTCGCAGAAAACGCAGTAACAACGGCTTTTGAAGGCGAAATTGATACTCAATTTTATAAATATAAAACCGACTACAACCTCGGCGACATTGTAACCGTAATGAACGAGTACGGCATTAAAGTAAATGCGCGAATTGTGGAAGTCGCTGAAACTTGGGACAATGAAGGTTATTCAATCGACCCGATTTTTGAATACATGGAAGTAGAAGAGCCGACCGAAATTACAGGCGCAATTCTTACAGAAAACATGAGAATGCTTTCAACTGAAAACGAAGGTGTAATTCTTACAGAAA